CCGTGCTCATAAGATAAGAAGCAAATGCTCCACCTAAACCTAATTTAGTTCCTGTGCTTAGATTACTAAACATTGATGCAGCTTTACTAAAAATACCTGGATCTGTAATAGCAGCGCCTTTCATTGCTGCTGTAGCACCAGGTAAATATTTTGTAGCCCCACCAAATAATGCTTGACCAACTCCAGTTCTAGCTAAACCAGAAAAAGGTCCTATGCCTCCTAGGCCTAATCCACCGGCTAATAAAAGTCCTTTACCTACTGGTGATTTAATTAATTTCTTAACACCCTTAGTTACTGATTTAACTAAGCTTCCTAATCCATATAGTTGTCGTGGTTCCTGCATTCGTGTAATTGTCATAATTTAGCCTAAATTGTGTATATGTGGCAGGCGTACTATTCCTGAAATATAACACTTTATTTGATTTTTTTACTATCGTCAACCAGTTTTAAGTTGTCAAAAAACCTTCCACAGAACTGATGTTCACCTACGTGAGTTATATAATCCATGATATATAGATATACTTTACCACCCATATCTGTCCATCTTTGGCAGAAACCAAAGTCTTCACCAAAATATTGTTTAGTTTCGGTGTCGTGTAAAGTATCAAAAAAGTTATAAAAGTTTTGTTTTTTAACCTCTTTACCATTAATATTAGTAGGTTGAAATATCTCTAACTCAGGGTAATGTTTTATCATCTTTTCTAATACAGTTCTTTTAATTAGCATACAGCCAGTAGGAGCATGTGTTGCTTCAACAATACCACCATCTGACGGTATAAAATTTTGGTTTTCTAATTTAATCGGAAACGTATATCCAGGTTTTTTTAATGAATCGACATCTTTAGCTTTATCTTTTTGTTGAAATATTTTTTCCCAATCCAATGATTTCATTGGATATGGACATGCAATAACATCCTTATCTGCTTTTAACATTGTCTCAATAGTTCCAAAGTCAAAGTCAATATCTGAATCTATAAATAATAAATGTGTATAACCATCTTCATGGTTTAACATTTCAGCTACACATAGATTTCTACCTTGAGTAACTAATGATGATTTCATCAAAGTAAAACTAACTAATATTTTTCTCATTAAACAATCTTGTTGAAACTTTAATAAAGCTTGTGTGTAATGAATAGAACACTCACTATGCACAGGAGTACAAACCATTATCTTATGAGGTGATTTAGACTCTGGTTTAGGATCAGAAAGATCTATTGTTTCTACAATACTTTCTTGACCAAACCATATTGGTTTATTTGGATTTTGCATTAATTACTCCTTTTAAAAAAGTAGTCCATTGAATACCTATTTTATTCCAATTGTAATAAATGTTTGCGTAGTTAGACTGTGAATCTAAATGATCGTGTATTTGTTTTTGATCTAGTGTATGTGATGCTTGTTCAATACCAAAACCAAACTTTTGAGCAAGGGCTCTGTGGTTTTTATCATATGGCACATACATAGGAAACTCTGCTCCCGTTTCATACAAAGCTCCATAGTCATCTACGATGCAATATAAACCTGCAGCCATAGCTTCTAATAAAGATATACAAAACGTTTCTTCAAAGATACTAGGATAAGCATACATGTGATAATTTTTTAAATTATCTTTTATGTATTGATTTGGTTTATAACCAATATAGTTTACGTTAGGTAATTTCTTAGCTTGCTCGTAAAGCTCTCTATATTCATGATCGTTTTTATCATAAAAGTCTTGACCATAAACTTCTGTAGATGAATACACATCTAAAGTAACTAAAGGATTTTTCACTAATTGCATTGCACCTAACAATACAGATAAACCACGCCAGGGTGTGTTTTGATGTATTATCTTTATAGGTTCACCTTTTACATAAGGTTTAGCTTTTTCTATTTTATCAATACCATTTTTAATAACTACAGATCTGTTTGTTGGTATATCAAAATGAAATCTATATTTTTCATATGTCCAATGTGAATTAAATACATACCAATCGTATTTACTATGATTAGAAAGATCACTAAACCATGGAGTTAAATTAGGTTGATCATAAGAATTTTTTTGCCAAAGTATATTTGGTTTAGTTGGATGTAATGGTATTTTTTCTGGCACCGAAGTACATATCTGTACTTGGTCTAATAAATTTTTATCGACGTACTTTTCTAAATACTCGAATTGTAATTCTGTTCCACCTTTAGGGTGTTGGTTTTTTAGTGTCATTCATTACTTTCTGAAATACTTCTAAACCTTTATTAGTAACCTGCACAGTAACGTCCTCTACAATATCAGGTCCTTCTTTCTTCTCTTTATATATTTCTCCGGTCTTTGTATTTCTGTATGTTGTTATTGTTGTACAATTTATTTTAGGTAAATTATCCATTTTCATTCTCTCTAGTTATTAAAGCATAACTAACAACAACTGTTACTTTACTTGCTGTAGCTGCTTGCGCTTTTATAACATCTCCTTCTTCTAAATTCAAGCCTTGAGGTGAAGCATTTTCTTGTGATGACGCACCCATGCTTTTTCTAAAAAATTCTATATCAGTAGATGCTGAGCTATCTCTTAATGAAGCATTACACAAAATAGTCCCTGTGCTAGAATTAGTAAAATAAACACTTTTTACAATAGCTACAGCAGTTGTAGATATTGTTAATACTGTATTTAAATTAGTATCTCCTAAAGATTTAATTGCATTTTTATATTGTATCGTCATGCCATGAAATAATTAAATGCGTCTTGTTCGTTTTTTAAGTCTTCTTGAAAAGAAAAATTTAATTGATTTTGTAATGTAGTTAAAGACTCTAGTATCTGTCTTTGGTTTTCTACGTCGTATTCTTGTTTAGGTTCAGGTATGTAGTTTGTTACTTTAGCCATTAGAAGCTACCCATTTCAGCCGCTGTTCCACTTCCTCTAAATCCTGGGCCAGCTTGTTGTTGTGTAGTTGTTGCTCCTACACCTGACCCTGGTTCATTGGTGTCAATATCTCTGGTTCTACCAATTTCTTCATAAACTTTACCTAATGATTCAAGTCCTTTTTTTCTTCTTGTTATTTGTGCAGGGGTCATTCCAGGGGGTTCATTTTTGTTTCCTGTTATTAAATCGAAAGGAGTGTCATAAGTTCCTCTTATTTTACCAGGAGTATATCCTCCAATTGTTCTAGGTTTAATACCTAAAAGTTCTAATCCCTTTCCAAATATTCCAAGTGGTATATTTGTAAAAGCTGGGTTAATATTTTTACCTTCAAAAGTTTGAAAATTACCTAATTCAGGGTTGTAATAAGCTGTTAGTTCTGTTGGTATAAAATCTCCTAACTCTTCATCATAAACATCTTTAGTAAAAGTTTTTGATCGAGATAAATCTAAATTTCCAAATGCGCCTCCACCTATAAATTCATTGCCTCCACCACCTTGATTTTGTTGTGCAGATAATAATAATAATTGTTCAGGTGTTAATCCTTCTACAGGATCCTGTGTTGGAACAGGTTGAATAGTAGCTGCAGGAATTCCAGTATTAGTAAAGATAGGTGATATACTAGGCATGCCTCGGTTTAAATATGCTTGTGCTAAATCAAATAAAGTTGCCATTATCTTCTTCCGTCTGGTTGTGCGTCTAATCTTAATGTTCCATATCTCCAGGTTTCACCTGTACCATCGTTTTCTATTTTAACAGACAGTAATCTTCCTCGAGCTCGGGTATCTATCTTATCAGTTGCTGCGGTAACTGTAAAGGGTCCAAGTGGAGAACTTACAGCTACATCGTCTGGGTAAGAACTTACAAACAAAGTAATCTGTGCATCTCCTGTTTGATATTTAAAATCAGGTATAAATCGTCTAACAGCCATAAAAAATTCACCATCTCCTCGGTAATCTGCTATTCCCGTTTGTTGACCAAGGGCGCTACGTCTAGATGTTATATCCCAATCTCCTGATCTTATAAATGCAGGAATAGCCGTGGTTGCAACACTATTAACTTGATCTGTGCCAACCTCGTGTTCATAGTAAAGACTAGATCCATATTTGTTAGTAATACCAAGAATATCAGGGAACACTGGTGTTGCGCTATCATCATAATCAGTTGCATAAGGGTTATCAAATACACCTTGATCTGCATACGTTGTTCTATCTAGTGATGACGTTGTCCAACAGTCTTCAGAATAATTATAAGTCACACACCTATCAATTTGTGTAGATCCAGCTTTAGGATAAAACCAATTTACTTCTGTATATAAATTATTAGAACCAGAAAATACAACATCACTTGCATTAAAGTTTAATCCAAGATTATTACCATCTGTGCTAAATACAAAATCTTCTACAAGGCAAGGTAATGATTTCACTGTACCATCAAATGCAAAGAATCCACCTTGAGAACCCATCCAGAATACAATACCATTAACGTAAGTAGCTGCATGTTGACCAATACATCCACAGTTTGTACCAACCTGTCTAACACTAAATGTAAATGGTGGACCAACAAATTGAATAACGTAAGCTGCATTATCAGTTATAACAAAAACATAATCTTTACCTTGAAGAGCAGCTCTTATTTCATTACCGGTATCTAGTCTAAACGTACCGGCAGTGTTTGTAGCTGTTGGTGTATAGGTATTTAAATCTTCTTGATTAGAAAATCTTACAAACATCGGATCTTGAGTTGCTGGTGTTCCAATTGTAGTTTCAGTTCCAAAGTGAAATAAATGTCTATCTCGATCAGATACTAAAGTAAATCTAGTGGCTGTAGGATTATTCGTAGTTGCAAAACTACTTGTAGACTTTGAAGCTCTAATAGTTCTGGCATTTGATGCGCCTGCATTCCATGTAAAAGTTTCACCATTAAGTACCGTTGCAACTAATACTTGACCAAAGTTATCAAGACTCCAGTTTCCTGGATCCAGTACCACAGAACTTGTTGATCGTTCCGTGCCCCAGGTTTCAACGTTCCAAGTAGATGTACCCCAACCATAACCTGTTGTTTGAGTTGTTGGTCCAACTATCACATAAGGATTAACAGTGACTGCACCAGCTGCAGTCATACCTGATCCTGTTTCAACTGTTGCTGCTTGAACAGTAAATTTATCTATGTCAGGCACAGTTAAAATTTCGTATACTTTTTGTAAATCAGAAGCTGTATAACCACTGGCCCCTGTTACAGTTACGCCAGATAAAGTCACATATCTTCCAACTAGTAATCCATGAGATCCTTTGTTGATAGTTATAACATTAGAATTATTAACTGTAGTTAATGTTCCTCCGGTAATCGCAGTATCTAAAGGTGTAATGTCGTAAAAATCATTACCATAATATAAAAATAAACCTTGTGAGGTTCCAATTGCAGCATACTTTTCACCAGCAAAACTTGAAAAAGCCACCTGTGCTCTGCCTGCTCCAGGTAAAGATTTTCCGGCAGCTGTTAATTGTAACCAACCACCTATTTTTTCTGGTAAACCATATCTAAATCTAACAAAATCACCATCTGTCCATTGGCCTTCAGCCCCTGATTCTGTATCTTGTTTATTAAAACCTGGCTTGAAATTTAATTTTTGTAGCATATAGTAGCTTATATATTAGTTTTTATTATAATGAAAGATACAAAATGATTAACGTATTGGAGAATAAATGAAAGAAAAAATAATGAACATAACTAATTTTATAGGTGTCTATGATAATTTTGTTACAGAACAAGAGTGTGATGTAGCTATTAAACTTTACGAAGAACAAGATAAATTTCATAACACATTAAATAGAGTTTCTACACAAAACAAATCTGTTTTAGAAATGCAAGATCAACAATTCTTTGCTCATGGTGGAAATATAGAAGTGTGGTGGGATTGTTTAACCTCAATGATACGAAATTTTGAGATGGCTTGGAAACACTATACAACAAGCACAGGAGCAGTTGAAGCTTATGGCTTAAAAGAAGCAGATTTTCATCTTGCAAGTTTAAAAATTCAAAAAACTTTACCTACAGAAGGATATCATATTTGGCATATTGAACATGGTAAAGGTTTTGAAAATGAAGCTAGAGCTTTTGTATATTCTATATTTTTAAATGATGTTGAAGAAGGTGGGGAAACAGAGTTTCTACATTTTTCAAAAAGAGTAAAACCTAAAAAAGGAAGAATAGTAATTTGGCCTGCAGGATTTCCTTATGTTCATAGAGGAAACCCTCCATTGTCTAAAGAAAAATATTTATTAACATCTTGGATAACTTTAAAACCTGTATGATCAAAATTGTAGATGATTTTTTTGAAGACGTTTCATTTAAAAAAATAAAAAATTACGTTGTAAGTCAATTGTTTTATGAGCCTAGGTATTTACATAATACGACTGAAAAAAACAATAAAACTTATTATGGTGCTAGATTTGTTTTAAATAAAAATCCTGGATTATTAGATACTTTTGTTAAGCAATCAGAAAAAACATTTAAAATAAAAATAAAAAAATTATTTAAAGATAGTGGAATAGATATAAGAAATTTAGATCATTTTGTACCACACACAGATGATGGGGTAGGATCTAAAATAAATATATTAATTATGATGAGTGGACCAACGGCAGTCACTAATGGAACTGTTTTTTACAAAGAAGGAGAGTTGGATATTCACGTAGGATTTAGAGAAAACAGAGCTATTTTATTTCCGGCAAATTGGGTTCATTCTGCACATGCAACTAATGTGGCAAATTTAAGAAGACACACTGTTAGTTTATTTGTAATGGATTATGAAGAGTAAGATGTAGGTCTTGCACCTAATCTAGCAATTTTATCTGATTCAGTTTCACCATCAACACTATTATTATCCCAATTAGATTGTAATTGAACTAAATGCGCTGCATCCCATCTGTTTGTAAAATCTGTAAAATCACCTAAGTTAGCAGCTTCCCAAGTAGAGTGATTAGTTTCATCTCTATATTCTACAGTGTCACTAGGGTTAGATGTTCCATATTGGATAGCCCAAATATTATTCCATTTAGCTAATCCCCAAAAATCATTATCGACAATATTGTATCCAGTTCCTGCAGCATCACCACTTTGTTTAATAACAAGCTTGTCATCAAATACTACTGTCCAATTTGCGTTAGTTGCCATAATTTCTCCTAAGTTTTTATAATATAAATTACTGTTAAAAAAGGTTGAACAACCGAAGTTGCATCCCCACTAAATGTTGCACTCATGTTGTGTTGGTGACCTGTACCTGAACCTGTAGCTGCTGTAGCTGAAGTTCCACCCATAGTATGAAATCCTCCACTTATGTGAGTTAAAAGATTAGGAGTTCCACCCCCTTGTCTTGTTTCTACCGGGTGTGTGTGAGAAGCTAATTGGGCTGTTGATAAAGTTGCGTTCGCTGTAGAACCTCCAATATTTCCAGTTGCAGCTACAGTAGAAGCTCCACCAGTTGAAGCTAAAGCTTGTGTTCCAGATTTACTTACAGCTACTTTTTCTTGTAGATCAGGTAATAAAAAAGTAGATGAACCATCACCGGCTCCATAAGTTGTACCTACGATTGCAAATAAAGCTGAGTAAGTTGATCTTGATACAGCTGCTCCATTACATTCTAAAAAACCTGTAGGTATTGATGATGCAGACCACGGAACAATAGTAGCTGTAGGAATTCCTTCGATACCAGTAAGATCGGCACCTGAAAAATTGTATTTTGTTGCTTCGTAATTTGCCATATTCTATTTCTCCTTGTATGTCCAACCTGTTGTAGCATCTCCTGAAAATACTAAACAGAAACCAGCACCTTGAGTGTTTACCACTAAGTCTGCTGCTGCGTTAGCTATATTAGAACTGTTTCTGCCAACAGTCAATGCGTTACTATCAAAATCATAACCTTGATCTACAAATGAAACTTCATCACCTGTGGCAGGGGATGCGGGTAGTGTAACTGTTACTGCTCCACCATTTGTATTTACTAAAAGTTGAGCGCCAGCTTGAACTGTTTCAGCTGCAGAAACCACTCTCCAGTTTCTTTGCTCAGATAATTTTACTACATTAGTTCCGTCAGAGTATAATACGTAATTATTTCCTTCACATAAAAGGACACCTGTACCTGATGCAGTTTTAAAAGTTAAAGTATTTCCTGCGTGGTCACAAGCATTTTGAACATTATAAACTTTTTCTACTCCATCTGGAATAGAAACAGTTCTAGTCCCTGCTAAAGTACCTGTTAATTTAATAACATCGTTTTTACCATTTGATACAGCACCATTAGTAAAAGTTAAAGTTCTGTTAGCGTTAGTTAAATTGAAAGTTGTAAAGCCACCAATAGCTTGTTCTAAAATAAGTAAGTTTGTATTTGTAATTTGACCCCAAGTTCCCGAGTTTTCACCGGTTGCTTGTACTGTAAGTTTTAGGTTAGCAG